CCGAACCAGTGTACCATGTACCACCCTTTCCGTTAAAAGAACCACTCGTACCACTCGCATATCCACCATCTCCTAACCAACTTTCTGTGGATGTTCCTCTGTTTTCCCAACTTACACCATCGGTTGATATATCATCAAATCGTGTTCCAATACCCATATCCCATGATTGTGATATAGGATATGCATAAATTGTGTAATCCATAGGAATCTCATTTGCATCAGATTCTTTTAATAATAAATGAGCAGAACTCATTGTGATATCTCCACTAGCAATTGATTGTGATAATGGAGTAGTATCAAATTTTATTAATGCTCTTGCATTATCTTTAAGATTACCATAGAAAGTTTTAGATACCTCAATTATCTCATCCAATCCAGTGTTTTGACTTGGTTGTTGTAAATAAATTGTTGAATCTTTGGATGATGTTACGAAATGATACATTATACTACTCTCCCTTTTAAATCTTTATTTGGAAACTTAACCTCAAATACAGAAGGGTCTACTGATGGATACACCATTTTACCCTTTGTTGCTGCTTGTATATCATATGAATGTTCTGAGTATTTTCCTAAACACTTATTAGTAACTTCACATTTTGGTACAGATTGTACTCCCTCAATACTTGCTAGTAAAATTTCTATTGCAGATATATTAATTGGCATATTAAACGTCCAATTATCTATATTAAAATATTGCTTTAATTCTGATATACATTTTGCAAGTACTTCTCTTTTATTATATCCACCATAAACTCTTATTTCAAAATCAAGTCCTATGTTTATAACATACCCATCAATAATATTAATTCCATCTGTTAACATTCTATATTCTCCAATATATGTTTTCAGATTTTCTTTAACTGCTCTATTCAATATAGATAAATTTTTATCTGAGTTATATCCAAGAATATATAAGTTAATTGCAAATGGATTATTTTTTTCACCAGGACTACCCTTTTTACTTTTTAATAATCTTTTAACTTCTTCTCGTGTTTCTGCATCTGATAGGTTTTGGTCTTTAACCATGTTAACCACACCCATTAGTTCTTCAATTGAATCAGTATCTTTTAATAATGAACCAGGTGAGTTATTATCCAATTGACCATCTGGTGAACAATATGCCTTTGCGATTCCACCATATTTAGGAGGCAATGCCAATGCTCTAACTTGATAATCTTTTCTTGTTACTGCTCTACCTTGTGAACCAAAGTTAGCTAATGCGTTTTCTCTAATCTCATCAATAGTTTCTTCACCCCTACCACCAGTTGCTGGAGTTTCATTATCAACTGCTACCGAAGCTTTCATTTTATTATATAAAGTAGATTCGTTTTGTGAAAATGTTTTTACATCATCATCGAATTCAATTCTTTTTATTGATGTTAGTTCTCCCTTAGAAACATTAGAAGATACACCACCACCCACTAGATAAGAAATTGTAAGAGTTGTATTTGAAGGTGCTTGTCCATAAGATGATGTTCTTAAGAAATTAGCAGGGTCAAACGTAGAACTCATTTTATCTATGGATGAATTTAATCCCAATCCAACATTTTTTGTACTTGGTATTAATACTTCATCATTTGTTGAATTACCACCACCAAATACTAGTGTAGTTGTATTATCTTGATTAATCTTAGTTACATATCTTTTTGAAGTTTTCAATACTTTTAATATATTTGATACAGAATCTTTAAATTGAGCTAAATCTTTATCAGTTTGCTCTGAAACTGGATAATCAACATATACCATTTCTTGTGCTAAGTATGGAACTTGATACCACTTACCACCATTTGCATCTCGTACATCAAATACATCAATTACATTTTTATCTGCAAGATTTATTTTAGAAAATTGTTGAGGTGAACTAAATGTTTTAGTTACGGTTTTTAATGTAGCTGAAATTGCTTTTACATATTTTTTAATAAGGTATTGTGTTGCTTCTCCCGCTGAATCAGTATAAACCGTAATTTCTCTATCAGTTGCATCATTAAAATCAACAAGTTCGGTTGTTCTAAACTGAACATTTGTTTTAGCTGCTTCTACAACCATACCTTCTCTTATTCTTAAGTAATAATCAGAATCTGGTCTGTTATCTTCTCCACTACCAATAGAAGGTGCTAATTGATACACCGCAATTGTTACGATTGCAGGTGAAGTAACTTTTGGTTTATATCCTAAGTAGTTTGAAAGAGCAATTACATTTTGTTTATCTTCTGCATATAACATTAATGATTCTTTCAATGAATCATCTGTATAGTATGACAATATATCTCCAAGATAAGATGCCATTTCTATAAACATCATACCAGGAGAAGCTTCGTTAAAATCAGAATATGTTTTAGGAAAATAAGTTTTAGAGTATTCAATTAAGTTACTTCTAAAAGACGCAAAATCTTTACTTAGATATTTTATATCTCTTCCATTGTTACTTTTAAAATTAGCTGAGTTTAATGCCATAATATTATTCCTGTACTACCAATGTTATTTCTTGTAAATCAATATCGTTTCCAACTGTAAATTGTAAATTTAAATTTACTTGATTTTTATCTTTTAATTCACTTGCCATATCTACATCAATTGCTTCTATTCTAATGTAAGGTAACCAATACTCTACACTTTTTAAAATAGTTTGTTGGATGTTTTTTTTAAATTCAGTATCATCCATTTGTTCGAATAATAATGACCTTAGTCCTGAACCAAAGTCTGGCTGCATTATTCTTTCACCCTTTGCAGTTAATAACAAATTTTTAAGATTAGCTTTTGCTTGCTCAAGTGATGTAAATGCTTGTGAAAAAAATCCTGTATTACCACCTTGTATTGGTAGTGTAATTCCATATGCATAAGAATCAAATTCTTCGGAATCTTTAAGTGTTTTTTTACCAAGTATAAATGCCATTACTCACTCCCCTTATCTTATTTTTTAAATTTCTTAACCAATGCAGAATTATCTCTGTTTAGTATTTTATCAAGACCGGCTAAACCTGTCTTAACTCCAAGACCATTTTTACTTGGTCCTCGTGATACATCTCCATACCCCATTTTTTGTGCCATCTGTGTTCTCATTCCCTCAACTCCAGCTCCTGCTCCTTGAGATGTAAATGATACGGTTTTATCCATACTCTCTTGAATTGGTTCTTGTTGTGGTAGAGTATCTAATACTGATTTTCCACCAACTGGTCCGCTACTTCTCTGTGCCTTTGTAAAGGGAGTTGTCATATTTAAAACCTCGTTTATAGATTTGTTTTTAGAATATGTTTTCTTTGGTGTTGCTCGTTCTTGTTCTAACGCAAGTTCTACTTGTTGGAAAGGGTCTATCTCTTCACTAACGACTTGCGTTGAGGGAACGGCTACACCCCCCTTCACCTCTGCTAATCTTCTACTTACTTCCTCTTCCAATATCCTTGGAAAAGTTTTCGATAAAAAACGTTCTTGTTGTTTGGCAGTTTCTACCTCAACAAGAGTTCTTATTACTTTTATTAATTGTTTGTTGTTCATTTTGATTCTGTTTATCTTAATATAAATATATTACTATTAATTTTATGGTTATTAACCTGGTACTAAGTATGCTGGATGTATCAAAACACCAGGTGCTACGGGTGGTGGTGCACCAGGATAAATGGATATTGTTGAATACATAAATACGGTTGTTGTTAGATGGGTTTGCATACCAGCTGCAAGTAGTGATAAAAAAGTACTTGTTTCATTAGTATTTGATAAAGGACCGATTGGAGACCAAGCACCTGGATTCATACACACCGCTGCAGTTGTTGTTATGTTTTGAATTGCTCCAGTTGCTGGTATTATAGGAGGAATTCCAACTGTAAGTGTAGCACCTGTCCAAAACGCAACTACTCCCTTACCAATATCATCTGCAAATGTATGCAACCCATCACTTTTTGATAAAGCAGTTGCACACGCTATAACTACCAACGCTTCCATTCCTGCAGTATTTCCCGCAGATAATGGAATCATGTTTGTATCTTGAAACCCTCTCAAAATACACATATTATATTCTTGAGTAATCTTTTTAGCAAAATCAGTAAATGCACCTATACCACCTTGGTTGGTCATATAGTTTTCCATATTTGCTTTAAATGTATTGAATGACATATTATTACTCCGTATAATTTAAAGTAGATAAAAATGTATTCAATTTTGATTTAATCTGATTAAAGGTAGGTTTGTTAGTTGGACCAGGTGCAGTTGGACCACATGGAGTTTGAAATACTTGTACATTTATGGCATCAATTAACTCTTCCATTAATCCAAGTAGAGTTTCACCTCTTACCAAAGGTTCTGTTGTTTCTTCGGTATTTAAATATATTTCACCACTACCACCTAAAAAATACATATTATTATCATTAGTAGTTGTTCTATATTCTCCATTTAAATCTATTTCAGCACCATCTAATCCATTATCGATTGTAAGCTTACCATCGGAAATAAATGAATAATCTCCTTTAGAAAAGAATATCATTTCTGAATCTTTAGAAGATAGTATTATTCTACCACTATTAATTAAAATTTGGTCTGTTGCCTTTAGTTCTTCAGGTGGGGTATGATATATAGGTTCAGTTTCAAATGGAACATCAGCAGTACCAGGAGTAAATGCTAACTCATAATCTCCACTAGTTATAGCGATAGTAGAACCATCTTCTACAACATCCTCTTCTGTTATTTCAAACTCTTTTAAATCTTCAATAGATTTATCATTTTGCCTATTTCTTATTAGTATAGTTGGAGCAAAAACATTTTCTTCATTGTTATATCCACTAAAACGAATTGATTGTCCAAATCTCGATTGTATTACCTTATCACCTTCATAATATACAAGTGGATTGATTTG